GATGATGAGTGGCATACATAACCCTCTGACCGCCCTGAGCCTTCTTTGACTTGGTTTTTTCGTCCTGGATGACAAGAGTCTGATAATTTGCGAAGAGGAGCATATCCGCCCATTCCTTCACCATCGGGGCCGCCTTCTTTGACAGTTTCATTTCCCATCTATCATATGCGCCCATCTCGTCCGGCTGTTCAAACTTGCGCATCTGAGCATGTGCAGTGAGTACAGCGTTCACGCCCTTCTTTGTGCATTCTTCCAGCTTGTCAAGAAGCCTCTTGAACTCTTCCTGAACATAAACATAACCTTTGCCATAGCCGATGTCCTCAATACCGTTCACTGCTTTCGCACGACACACTTCCTTGATGCAAAGCATTTCAGCCCAGTCAGCAGTATCGACTACGATGGTCTTGTAACCTTCCTTGACTGCTTCGTCAATCTGGCTGAATACATCCGCCCACGTTTCAGTGCTTTCGAATCTCTCAACGTCCATGTACTTTGTCGAGCCTTCGGCATCTATAAATACCGGATTCGGAAACTTGCTCGCAAATGTGGACTTGCCTATTCCTTCAGGTCCGTAGATAACGACCTTCTTAGGCTGATTTGTTATCCCTTTGATAATTGCCATAACATCCCTCCTTAAAATTTTACATCAAACTGTCCGGGTACTTCCTCGACAGTGATCACGTCCTCAGGCAGCAGGTCTCCGGTTTGCGTGTTTACGACTTTTCCGTCAACTATCTCGCATTCCTTCTTGTACCCTGCCCAGTCAACTTCTTCCTTGACCTTCACGAACTCGGGCATATCGTTCGCCTTGACATATGCCAGGAGCTTGTCCTTATCCGGGGACATCTTCTGTGCGGGTTTCTTGAATATCAGAGAGCCGGAGAGGAGCTTGTACGTTTCCTGAGTCTTTGTCTCCTTGTGTTCCACAGTATTGAAATATTCAAGCAGCTTTCCTTTGAGATACCCGGTACTGCTTTCACATCTCGAAACGCTCTGTTCAATCTTCTTGTTAAGCTCTGCAATTTCTGCCTTTGCCAGTTCGACCAGCCGGTCACATTCTTCGGTTTCCTTCCTGATCTGCTTCACTGCCCATTCGGCGAGCTTGTCAGAATCAATCACGAACTCGTCTTTTTCTTCGTTTTCTTCGTCTTCCTCAATGTCCCATATGTCGCATTTTTCACAATCTATCATAGATATCCTCCTCGTCTCTTTCTACTTTTGCCAAACCAATAACAGATAAAACCAAAATGATGAGCCAGAACACAAACCGGACCGTACCTTCATATAAAGTCAAAGAGTCGCAGTCAACAGCACCGGCCACACCGATGATCATAATGATGGATAAGAATATTCCCATGATAGAAAATAAGGAAATAAGGTCATCCAATGTCAATGCGTCTTTCTTATGCATAGACTTCCTTCCTTTCTGCCAACGTCGTCAGCCACTTCTCAAAATCCTCTAACTTAACCCACCAAGTCCCTCCGGGCTTCTTCTGGAAGAACGGAGATCCTTCCATATGCTCGAACTGCCTGATCGTGGATTCCGGGAAGCCTCTTTTCGTCAGCTCTTTTGCTTTGATGTACATAACGCTCCTTCCTAATCCTACGATATTATAGGATTATCCCTCAAAAAAAATATTGTCCATAGGCACACCAGACAGCTCCGCCATCTTCTGAACGTGTTTCAACTTAGGACTGCTTTTTCCGAGTTCCCAGTTTGATACAGTCTGCGAATCAACGCCAAGAGCCTGCGCCCATTCGGCCTGCGTCATTTTCGCATTCACCCTCACTGCTGCCAAACGTATTTTTACGTTTTCTGCCATCGTCTCACCTCCCTTCGAGGAATACTATACTACGATATCGTAGGATTGTCAATATAGAATTACAAAAAATTTTATAATTACTATTGATTTTTTGCGAATTATATCCGATAATATAATCGGACACACTTTGGACGAAAGGAGACGGAAAATGACAGACAAAGAACAACGGCAGATATTCGGAGAAAATCTAAACTACTTTATTACACTAAAAGGGAAGACTCAGGGAGAGGTTGCGGACGATCTTGATATCCCCAGAACAACATTCAATACGTGGTGCGTCGGGAAAGTCATTCCCGGATTTAAGACATTAAACATTCTTGTGGAGTATTTCGGCTGCTGGATCTCCGATCTAGTGAATGAGCACTCAGAGAACTTCGACAACGAATATCAACTCAGGAAGATAATGGAGAAACAGCATGATAAACAGTTCATCAATAGGCTCTTAGCGTATGCTAAGTTTTTGGAACAGAACCCGGAGGAATAACCTATGGCAAAATACACGAAGCAGAAAAGCGGCCTATATAGGACCACAGTGATGATAGGCTATAAGCCGGACGGCAAGCCCATCAAGAAATATCTATCGGCACCCACCATCAAGGAACTGGAGCAGAAGGTCTTTGAGGCAAGGAATGACCTCTCGAACGGACTCATACTCACAGAGTCGGTCACGTTCGGATCCTACGCTGACAAATGGCTGAATATCTACAAGGCCAGCAAGTCCATCCAGACGAGGAATATGTATTCCCGGGTATTCAAGTACCTGTCCGGAATCTGGCAGACTCCAATCAAGAAGGTTAACCGAATGATGCTCCAGCAGATCATAAACGACAACGCAGCACATCCAAGGACGTGCGAGCAGATACTCCTCACAGTGAAACAGATATTCCGTTCTGCGCAGGATGACGGTATCACCGGCAGGAGCCCATGCGTCAGTATAGAACTCCCGAGGCACGTGCCGAAGGAGAAAAGGGCACTCACGGACGAAGAAAAGCAGAAGCTCCGCTCCGCTATCCTTCAGCCTCAGGAAAGGCTCATGCTCCTCATCCTCTACGGTACCGGATGCCGACCTGGTGAAGCCTATGCGCTCACGAAGTCAGATTTCGATTTTTCTACCGGAACGATATACATCAACAAGAGCGTGAAGTATGATCATTCGACATTTTATGGAGTCGATGTTCCTAAAACTAACTCGTCAATCCGCTCCGTGTACGTCTCAGAATCGATTTGCAGAGCCTTAAAGAAGTTAGTCGATAAAATACCCACCGAGAATGTTTTAGGCGGCAATGCGGGCGAGATAATGAACAAGAACAAGTACGAGACGATATTCAAGCGGATACTCCGGAAGGCTGGCCTAAAAGATTCAGGAATAACACAGTACACCTTCCGCCACAACTTCGCCACGGAATGCTACTACAACGAGATAAGCCTCAAGGAATGCCAGAGGATGATGGGGCATAAGTCCTATAAAATGGTCTTAGAGGTATATAGCCATCTGGACCAGAAAAAGGAGAACACCAGGTCGAAAATGTCATCGATGGTCATCTGATCTTGTGCAACTTTTTGTGCAACTCTGCAACTCTTGTGCAACTCAAAAACAAGCAAAAACAGATAGAAACAGACACATGCAAACATAAAAAGAAGAATGCCAGAAGCCTTGATTTCTCTCGGTTTCTGGCATTTCTTCTGGCAAATATTGATTTTATAGAAAGGAGGTGTTTTTGTGACAAATGTCACAAATTTATGGGTTCCTTATACCTTATTTTAAGCCATTTTCAAAGAAAATGTGCAATTCGTGTGCAACTCGCATAAAAACAGATACACACACAAACAGACGGATTATTTCCTTTTTTCCAGTGCCTCGATCTTAGATTCGAGCACCGGGATACGTGTAGCGAAATTATTGTGCTGTCTTACCTCTCGGGTAAGCTCATCAATCTTGGTGTCCGTCACTGCCTGAGCTTTTTCCAGCTCAGCCTTGACTCTCTCCTGATTGATTTCCATCTGATGCAGCATCTTCTCGTTGTTTGATTTATTTGTAAGTATTACGGCTATAATCGAACCGCAGGCTGTGATCAGTGTACCGGCAAAACTCAACCATTCCATTTCCTAACCCTCCAATGCCTTTCTTGTAAGCGGACCGCATATTCCGTCGTCTTCCAGCCCTTTCACTATCTGGAAGCAGGTTATACAGTCAACAGTGGCTTTTCCGCATACTCCGTCAATGCCGCCGTGTGCGTCAATGTCTTCCTGGTATCCGTTCCGGCAGAGCTCGTACTGTACCCACTGCACGCCCTCGCCCTCATAAATGAAGTTCTTGCAGCCCTGCTTCTTTGCGTTGGTCTTACTGGTCACGTTCGATGCTGGCTTTGCAAATGGATTCGTGAGCGGCATACCTTCGACGATTATCGCTGTATGTCCCTTGACCTTCGTCACGATGATGTCCCCGGTGTAGAGCGTAACCCCTGCCTTGTAGGAGATAGTCGGCTCGAACAGTCCTGTTTTCTGCAAAACGCTGACCTCTGTCGCAGTGTAGAAGTCCGGTATCTTCTTTCCGGACACTTCCATCGTGATCTTGCGCACCAGAGAGGAGCAGTCACAGTTACATGGCTCTTTCGTGTCTATCCCTGCCTTTATTATACCATCTCTGTCGCTCTGTGAATAGCCTATATTTATATTATTGCAGGCAACCTTCATCAATGCTGCTGCCTTTGCTGCATGGTCCTTTTTCTTGAACCTGAGGATGTTCCAGCCTTTCTTGTTCGTATAGAAGTCCTGGAGCCTCACTTCGCCGGAGTAGTCGTCAACCTTTTTCTGCTTCTGGTCTCCGGGTTTTCCTCCGGATGATCTTCCGTTCTCATCGCACCACGCATTACCGATTATCACTTTCATCCTTTTCAGCCTCCTTCCCTTCCAGAGCTTCCTTCTTGCCGACCTGAGTACCATAATAAAATGCTATGATAGTCGTGAAGATGCTCAGGAACTGTTCAGCTCCTATCGTGCCTATTATTGACAGATAGGAGAACACTCCGGTGAGTACCAGCGTGACTATGCTTTTCACGTCAATCAGTTTTGCGAGTTTCTTTCCCATAGTATCACTCCTTCCTGTCCTTGTCATCATCGTCAAGGATAGCAAGGTGAAGGACTGCCCATACAACTACCAGGGCGCAGATTATTATTGAAATCGAGCCAAGTACCTCATCCATATCCTTCACCTCACGCTTTCCACTTGTTGCATAGCCTTTCGACTTCTTCCCTGCCATCCATGAGCGATTCTATCTCGTCAATCTCGATATGCTGCATAAGTACGTCTGTCAGCTTCGTGATCATTTTGCCCTGGATGGCAATTATCTCGTTAAGATCGTCTATCAGTTCTAAAAGGTCATCCATTGAGAAGCTCCTTCACGAGCTCCCTGTACTTCTCAGGAACTTCTTCGATTGTCAGTTTGCCTGCTTTTACGAGCTTATAATAAAACTGTACCATTTTTCTTCTCCTTTCATTCGCCCAGTACGATGCTGGTGAGGATGTCGAGTGCCTCTGTAAGATCCTCGATTGTGGTCTCAGGCTCTTCGATCTTGAAATAGCTGTCGAACTGTGCCTCGATCTCTTCCTGTGTGAGCATCGTATGAGGGATATATACCTCAGTGGCAGTCCACATGGTTCCGTCTTCTGTGATTATCTCTTCAATATTTTTTCTGAGCTTTGCTTCAGCTGAGCCGTCATGATGTCTCATGTATGTGATCCTCTCAGGCAGCTCCGAGTACATTACTTTCTCCATTCTGTTTCTCCTTTGCGCTTATTATTCTCTGTGCATATCTGAACACATCCCTCATTCCCGGTCTGTGCCAGTCAGAGTGCTTATAGTATCCTTTGAACGATATGATCCTCTTGCATTGCCGTAGGGATAAACTCCCACGATTTTTGTATCGTATCTTTAATCGCCTTGATTTGATATAATTCCGTTCCCTGATGCTGACCGTTCCCTTGCGGTATATCACGAACCCCATCATGTCGATCTGTCCGAGCGGCTGTATTGCGAAGTTTGGTTTCAGGTCGAACCTGAGCTCTGCCTTTGCATAATCAAATAATATCTTTATGGTCCTGAACAGCTGCTTGCGGTTGCTCCCGAACAGTGCCATATCATCCATGAACATCACCATATGGCTCACAGCCTTGTACTGCTTTCCATGGCTCTTGTAGTGTACGCTCATAGCCTTCTGGTAGAGGAATGAGAGCATATACTGAGCCGCCCACTGTGATATCAGAGAGCCTATCATGAAACCCTCGTATCCGTTTATCTTATGCGTCTTGAACAGTTCTTCCCAGAGCCATAATATGTCCAGATTGCCGCAGTCCCTCTTGAACAGCCTCATGAACACGTCCAGCCTTGCGGATGGAAAACATTTCTTAACGTCCAGTTTGACTACATATGCGCATTTGCTGGTATATCTATATTTATGCTTCTGTGCGTACCTCATCGCCCTGTTGTCCCGGTTGATGTATCTCCTTAACAGCTGCATACCGTACACCTGACCTCTGCCCGGTACTGACGAACACTGCTGGACTGCTATGCGCTTATTGAATATCTCCATACTTGAATGTACGGCTATATAATCAAATATCTGCTGCATAGGTGACTCGCAGCCTATCATTCTGATCTTGCCGGTGGTATGGTCACGCTGCTCACGGATCCGCACCGGCGGAAGTACCAGCTTTTTATCCTTGATCATCTGACATGCTTCCGTGATGATCTTCTCTATCGCAGGAAGGAACGTGGCGAACGCATTGTTCTCTATTGCGTCCGCATATTCTTCCTTGCTGATTCCGTGAGCCAAGAGCATATTCTTGAAGTCGTAGCGTTTCTTGTGTCTCCGCACGCAGTCCGTCACCCATTCCCTGACAGTGTCAGGATCCGTTATGCTGATTTTCTTGCATTTCCTTTTCATCGTATCTCTCTTTTCTTGCTTGAGATATGGCCGGGGTTCGCTTTCCTACTAACCGGCTGCATTAGCTCCCGATTTTCTCCGCAGAGAGGATACGCCATCGTACATATGTACATAAACTTATGTACATACATTCCACAGGTTTGAGAGTCAAAACAAGAAAGGCGAGCGACGTAGTTCCACCTACCGTTCGACAGCGTGTTGTTGCCGTTCAGGTACGAGAGCCCGGCATTCCCAGAGCCGTTGTTCAGGTTGCCGAACGCAAGCAGAGAGAACACAGGGAACGCCCCACACATTCGATGACGCACCCTTAAAAGTTCATAACATTTTCAAAATAATAAATTCAAAGAAGATTTATGGAAAAGGTTATGGAGTCCGCTTGCGGTCAAGCCGCAAGCGTCCCCCTATTACCATTGCAAGAAAGGCGAGCGACGCAGTACCACCAACCGGACGACAGCGCGCCGTAGCCGCCCAGGCACGAGAGCCCGGCATTCCCAGAGCCGGTGGCCAGGGCGCCGAACGCAAGCCATTCAAAGTTTCCTGTTGTAGTTCCGGTCCCTTTTTCATAGAATCCGTCCTTTGTACAGTCGCTTGCAGTTCCGCTCGTAGCGTTCGGATAGAATATCTCTCCATCGAATCCGTGTGATAACACATATCTCCAAGCGTCTGACGAAGGCTGTGCGCACTTCACTGATGATTCGTGCATATTTGCAGTGATCGATGTTGCCTGATCTGCTGCCTTGCGTGCGTACACAGGCACATAATATCCTCCGACTACCTTCTGGATGACATCCGCATATACTTCATATCCGCCGACTGCGTACTCGATGCCCTGCATCATTGCCGGGAATATTCCGTTTCCAGCGTTTACCGGTGAACCATCGTTTCCGAGTACGTTGTCGCAGCTTCCGGCTACCCAGTGATGTGTTGATACGATCGTGGTGCCGTTTGTTGCGTCTCCGTTGCATACTGTTGTGAACGGCTCAGCCACATCGACATATACCGCCTTGTATGCCGTATCGCTGATGGTGACATCCTCAATGGCCGTGATGACCGCTCCGTCCTGTCCTGATATGCTGTATGTACCTGCTTGACCTCTGTCGGCATTCCCGCCGTATGCTCCGAAACATACTGTCGAGCCTACCTGAAGGTTTACGCCCTGGTTAGCTGCCAGGATGAGCCTCTTGACGTTTGATTCTGCCACTTTTACATAATACTGCAAGTTGTAGTTACAACATCCCTGCAATACTCCGTCTGAGGTCAGTGATGCATATTTGATACGCTGCATCCATACCAAGAACGACCAGTCAACGCAAGTCCCTCCGGAATACTGTGTTCCGATGTTGTCCGGAAGTGTCACAAGGCTGTCGTGTGATATGTTTCTTCTCGGTACTACACCCTTGCAGCAGGTCATTTTGCCGTTCACAATGCCTGACATATACTTTGAATGTACTACGAAGCTCCTGACGGTTCCATCAAGTTTTACAGCCTCAGGAAGCGGTACAAGGTTCTCGTATGCGTCAGCATGATCAGCGTAGAAGTAGTCCTGTGAATCCTCTCCGTCAACCTTCTTCACATATCCGGTCTGCTGCATTACTCCGACGAACTTCTCAGGGTTTGATCTTTCAAAATTATCGGTGATTCCGTCAATGGCTGTGATAATGATGTTTCCGTCACTGTCAAGCTCCCAGTTGCAGTCCGTGATAGCAAAGAGCGGATTGCCCTGGTAGTCGTCTCTGTTGGCCGCCGAATCAGTTGAAGGCGTGCACTGGAGATTCAGGTTGTCCCCGAATTTAGTTCCGGATGATGTCACGCTCTCGGTGACTAAGGGGAACGAGCTGCCGCCCTTCCATCCCTGAACAGTGAGCGCATACCATCTCTCGCAGAGCTGTGTGAGTCCGGCAGGAGTCATATTGTTCGCTCCGTTTGCAAAGAACCATTTCTTCATCACCTTTTTGTAGGTCTCTTTTGAGCCGTCAAACTCGGTGATCAGATCCATTGCATTGATGTCGTTCATCCTCTCCAGCTGGTCAACGACCTTCTGGAGCGTTTCATCGAGTGCAATAGGTTTTGTTACATCTGACATTTTTTAGTCCTCCTCTTTAGTTATTATATGTTATGCATACCTTTCCATCCACTACCGACAGGCCGAGAGCATCGAACGTGGTCTTGTCAACCTTTGTGTCGAGCTTTGCCTTTTCTGCGTTGGAATAGTTGTTGTCGGTGTGAACATAATTAGCATCCTGTACAAGGTTCTCAGGCTTGTTTTTGATGAAATCGTCAGCTGACGAATCGCTCTGATTCCAGTCAGACTGTACATTCACCTCGGCACCTGCGGCTATCCCTGCCAGCTTGTTCTTCTCGGTAGTTGTATAGTTATTGTCAGTATGCACATAGCTCGCATCCTGGACTAAGTTCTCAGGCTTATTCTTTATGTAGTCATCAGCTGATGAATTTGCCTGGTTCCAATCCGACTGCACATTGACCTCAGCTCCGGCAGCGATACCGGATAACTTATTTTTCTCTGTGGTCGTGTAGTTGTTGTCTGTATGGACGTATGCCGCATCCTGTACCAGATTCTCCGGTTTATTCTTGATATAATCATCAGCGGAGCTGCTTGCCTGGTTCCAGTCGCTCTGGACGTTTACTTCTGCGCCTGCTGCGATACCGGAGAGCTTGCTTTTCTCGTCTGAGGTATAATTATTGTCAGTGTGGACATAGGAAGCGTCCTGAACGAGATTTTCGGGCTTATTCTTGATATAATCGTCCTTTGCACTGTCACTCTGCTGCCAGTCTGACTGAACATTTACTTCCGCCCCGGCTGCTATACCTGATAGTTTGATCTTTTCGGCATCCGTGTAGTCGTTTGATGAGAGCCCTTTTCCGGTCTCCTTGTCAACTTTTCCGGATAACGAGTTATTGATCTCTGTCTGCGTACATGTCTCTGACTTCTTGTAGTAGTTCGTCAGATCATTGACATCCTTTGTGATGAATCCGGAATCGTTCTGGAAGTCTGATACCTTCGTAGGCTTATTTTTTATAAAATCATCCTTGCTGTTATCAGCTTCGCTCCAGTCGGACTGTACATTTGCCTCAGCTCCTGCCTCTATGCCCGATAACTTGCTCTTTTCATCAGAGGTATAATTATTATCCGTATGCACATAATTTGCGTCCTGTACAAGGTTCTCGGGTTTGTTTTTGATATAGTCGTCAGCTGCACTGTCGGACTGGTCCCAGTCGCTCTGCACGTTTACCTCTGCACCGGACTCAATACCTTCGAGTTTTGACTGTTCCTCGCTGGTGTAATTGTTGTCAGTATGAACATAGTTTGCATCGCTCACGAAGTCGGAATCGTTCTCAAGGTCTGAGGTCTTTGTCGGGATTCCATAATCCACGTTCGTCTTGTTGCCCTTGATGGTCACTCCGTTCAGCTTAGGTTTGTTCTCCAGAGTCTCATAGTCAAGAGATGGGTTAGTAGGCTGGAGATCTCCGTCGATGATGTTGTCATCGTTCAGCTCTCCGTCAATCTCGGAAGTGCTGTTCTCATTCCCGGAATTGCTGCTGCCTATCTCGGTTCCGAGCCTTCTTTCAAGTTCCTTTGTCAGGATGAATGTCTGGTCCTGAAGGAATGTATAGTGCATCTGCCAGGACGTGATCAGCTCTGCCTCGTATCTGTACACTCCAGGGCTCAAGTCTATGGTATCCTGAGGGATGAAGCTGACAACTATTCTGTTGTTCTCGACAGATATGCTGCATTCCTTCTCGATCAGCTGGTTCTTGACTTTCATTCTGAATATGACTCTGTCACCTTCCTCAACAACATATTCTGTCCTTTCCTCGTCATCGTACCTCGGTCTCAGCCTTATACTCGCATTGTCCCCTCTGGTGAGGGTTATCGTCTTTTTGTTAATTTTGAGCATTTCCTTCTCCTTTCGGGCATTTTTTATTCATTTTCGAACATTTCTATCCATTTATGAGCATTTTCCTCATCATTCGGTGTATATTTGAAGTTTTTCGGGATATTATGCAATATGTCCATTATTTCCTCGGTTGTTGGGCTGAATGATATCCTATATCCGTTGTAGCCATTTACCACTATATTCCTAAATACCGGGATATCTGATGCGATGACCGGAGTTCCCATCATAAGAGCCTCGTGCACTGCCAGACAGAAGCCTTCTTTCTTTGAAGGTACTACCACATAGTCCGCATCTGCCATATACTGCAAGAGTAAGCCGTGCGGCACGTTCTCCATCGGTATCACTCCCGGAATGTCGCAGTCAAAATGAGATGTCAGCCAGTCCGGATCATAGCATATCATCCACTGGAAATGTACATTCTGCATCGTAAGCATATGCGCAAGGCACTCTATGATCTCTATGCCCTTTGTCTCTACCGGTCTCACAGGAGAGACGAATTTATATACACGTTCCTTTTCAGGCTTCTCGCCTAAAAGCGGATTGATAACTGTGCAGCCGATGTCGAACGTCTCCTTCATTCCCTCGGCCACTCGCTCAGATACTGCGATGTAGCTCTTTTCCGGAGGGAAGTACAGTTTCGGATTCATGTTATATGGTCCGACCTTGTGGCCATAGTCACAATGCAGCACGACAAATTCTTTCTCGTATCTGATATTTTCCGGTACATCATAGTTGCCTTCAAAATGTACTATGAGGATGTCGCAGCTGTACCGGATGTCCGGCTCGTGCTTTCTGAATACCGCATCGAAGCCTTGTATTGTGTTCATGGCATAAGCCTTGATATCATATTGTGATTTGAACTTTTTGATAAAATTCAGCGTCCATATGATCATCCCATTCATTTGCACAGCGTTTTCATGATAAATTATTATTTTCTTCATGTTTCAAGTCCACCCATGCATAGTTTGAAGCTCCTGCCCGGTGCGCCATCACTTCCGTCTTGTATGATTCGATAAATGCCAGGGCTTTTTCGAGCACGTCCGCAGAGCCAGTATTTTCAAAGGTTTTCCGCGCCACGTAAAGATAATATGCACAGCTCTCGACCAAAAAATCAGCCTTTTTCTCCTGATCAAAGAACTTTATCCTGTCCTCGTATGCTTCCATCATGTCCGTGTTGGAATACAGTCCGGTGTTCGAGATGGAGTTCTCCTTGTAGGTGTATCTGTAAGTCACTGCCGGAGTGAATACCAGCTGTTTCGCTGCGCTGATCAGACGGTGAGCTGTAAAATTATCATCATGTGTCTTTCCTTCCGGGAATCTGATATCGTCGAACAGTTCCCTCTTGAATATCTTGTTCCAGGTTGCCGTGAGCGGCAGCTTCATCGAGTTCATGAACGGAGTGTCGTTGTACTTCGTGATTATCCTCAGAGCCTCGTCAGGTGTCAGGATCCTCTGCTCGTTTATCAGTCCGCCGACCTGAAGGTCGTTGAGCCTTGTGACATTGCCTACCGAGATATCTGATTCCGTAGCTGTGAGGTTATCCATCAGGATCTGAATAGTGGACGGATGAATGTAGTCATCAGCATCAAGGAAGTACAGGTATTCGCCCGAGCTTTCCTCTATGCCGGTATTTCTTGCGGCAGAGTGTCCATATCTTTTTAAGCACATTATGAACTTTACTTCTATATGGTCTTGAGCATAGAGTTTTACGTTCTCCAGTACTTCCTTTGTATTGTCAGTAGAGCCGTCATCTACCACTATCAGCTGTATCCTGTGCAGCTTTGCATAGGTCTGCCTCATCGCTGAACGGATACACCGCTCCAGCGTGTCAGCCATATTGTATGTTGTGATTATTATTGATACCATCATTCTACCTCGTAGTAGATTGAGAAGTCCTTTATCTTCGTGGGCTTCGTTAGTGTAAATGTGATCATTGCATTCGGTACAGGGTTTACATCGTCAACGCACATCCAAGCATAGTCAACGCTCTCTGTATCGATGAGCGTATCGTTTACATAGTATTTCTCAGTCGTTGCCCTTCCGTTCACGATAGTGGTCTCACATTTGATGTTGTACCAGGTGTTCGAGCCGAATGCGTACTTTGTATCGAAACAGTAGTAGAAAGTATGGTTTCCGGGATTGTTAAGCGTTGAATATGACCTGATATCGAGGTATCCTTCAGCACCAGTGAAATAAATATTCGCTTCGGTGATTGCCTTACAGTTCTTAGGAAATACCCTCTGGTTGACTATCGAGGTATCATATGCCCACGCAAGAGCGAGGGTGCTGTCTCCGGTATAGTTTATCGTTCCACCAGATACGCTTACGTTTGCGGCCTCGCTGCCTATCGGTGTCATTTTGCCCTGTTTTGTGCTCACGGTTGTAGGCGGATCTCCTCCGGATGAATAGTCGATGGTTATGCTCACGGTTGCGTTTCCGTTGTAGTTCATCGTATCCCTGCCATCGGTAGATGTATCCGATATGAAGAAGTTCTGTCCTACAATGCCGGTACGCAGCTCCACAGGCTCGCTTGATGTCTTATCCGTGAATATGCAGAACCATACTGTCCCGGATAGTCCGTTTATGGTCTGAGTAGTACTGCTCTGCAAGATATCTATTGCGGTTCCGTCATTCTCGTCAGTAGGTATGCCGTTAGTCTTATAAACCAGCTTGATGAAGTCGTATGTCCCGGCAGGAACGCTGTATGTGACTGTTGTGATTCCGGTATCCTCATCCAGTATCGCACTGTATATTGTAGGCGCATCTATGAACTTTGACGTGTTCACGCTGATGACCTTCGTGAACCTGGTCCATCTCTTACCGTTCTTGTAGTGGTATGGGAATATGCCGTAGTAGTACTGCTTATCCTCTTCGATGGTATTATCCACGAGGTATGTGTTCTTGTATGCGTCCCTGGTAGTACTGTCCACTATCACAGTGCCGTCCCATTCGTGTATCGGCCTGCTGCCTACCTTGCGCACTACGATAGTGCCTGCCCATGTGCAGTCTTCCGGCTCTGTCGTGCTTATGTCAGCCGGATCCGTCCACTTGAACTTGACGTTCATGTTTCCGTCATCGTACTTGCATTCCACGTCGGAGGGCTCATCCAGTACACGGTATCCGATGTTCCTGATGATCTCACAGAAGTGGCGGTCATGCTCATCGTCAATCATCGTCACTCCGTCACTTCCGTCAACGCCCTGGTCACTGTCCCCGGCGTGAGAAGTGCCCTTGTCAATGACGTATTTGGGCTGTTTTTTGTCGCCTTTTGACTTATATATATCAATCATGCCCTGAATGCCGGAATAGGTCCTCTCGAGGCAATATGAACGGAACCAGCCTCTTGATTCTCCTTCGTCAGGAAGTACGTTGACATTTATCCTGTCGCCTACCTCGACGCAGAGGTCTCCGGTAGTCTTCACATTACAAGATTTATAATTCAGGTGATGGATGACATTGTGCAGCTTCTTCACTGCTGCTTTTAACGTGGAATCGCCCTTCTCATATTCAGCTGTTACGAATGAATCTGCAATGGAATATATCGAAGGATGCTTCTTGTTGGTGTTCCTGTACTTGCATATGCGCACGTTGTCCTTATCATATACGTCCACTCCGCCTATCCCCCAGGTCGATACTATATCGTGTTCTGTCGGCGGTATGCGGTCTTCGTTGGTGACAGTACGCACAGGATCCTTGTCATACCACTGCATGACTACAAATTCAAAATTGCCTTTGCGGTTTATATGCCCGAAACATCCATTCCATTCAAGGACACGCTGCATATAGTACTCGAATGTGATGGAATCGCTCTCTATCGTCTGTCCGAATGCAAACAGTCCGTTACAGAGATTATATCCGTTCTCAAGCTGTATGTTTATCTTCGGGCTGTCCTCATAGTCATCGTTTGGATCTCTCAGCCAGTTGAAAAGGTTTACTATGGCCAAGCCCAGCATATGTTTCTGGCCGTCCCCATAATATCCGTAATACCAGGATGTGATGTCCGTATCCTTCAGATAGTAGTTCATATCGTAGGCGGTGATATTACGGACGAAGTTGTTGTCCGAATACTTATCATTCTCTATCGTGTACCTGCCTACCTTAAAGAGCGTAGCCGAATCATAATCAAAATACAGATATACGTCTATCTCTTCCCCTGATATATCGTGAGGTACTGAATCATCGTCTTTGAATGAAAAAGAGAGCTTCGAAGCCTCGATCTTGCCGAACACAAGATTCTTTTCGGAGCATAACGACTCCGAGAGCTTCACGCTCTCTGCTTTTATCAGTTCATTTTCAATTTTGAACGCTTCTCCGCTGATCACCGGAGCGACTCCTGACACCTTAGTGACTGTCGCACCGGAATCAACTATGACGTAATTCGTCGCAAAATGTTCAAAGAAAAGGTTTTCGTAGTTATAAGATACCATATGATCACTCCGATCTTGCATATCCGGTGAGTGTTATCCTCACTGGATTGTATATGCCGTCGTATCTGTAATTCTCTTTGTGGAGGGAGGGTGTAAGCCCGGTCACTTTGCACCTCTGATATACATAGCTCCCGGACTTAGGCACCCATGCTGTGACCATCACATCGTCAGAATTTGCGAGCATATTATCGTTAAAATATCCCCTGAAGGTGTCCCACATCGATTTTGTCATGTATGATGTGTTGAACTGCACTGTCAGCTTGCTGTTGGGATAGTATTTTTCATAATCTGAGCCATTCGCATTCTTAAATTTGTTTGCCACAACTCTCTCGTATGTGGCATTGTATGAGTCCTTGTCGATGTATCTGTTCAGGATCTTCGTACTGCTGCCCAGCTTTATCAAATAATCGTCAGTAGTAAGAGCCATCATGCACTCCTTATCCGAACTGTTCGGTAGATGTGCGTTTGCGCTCTACCCAGCTCTTTTCCTGTAATATCTCGTACATTTTATCCGTATCGTTGTTCACGTTGAACATTACGTTTATGACTATCTGTTCCAGTTCCTCACGGAGAGCCTGCTTGATCGTCTCCAGCGGAGCTTCTACGTTCGTTCCCTGAGTCTGATCACCGACTACTGCAAGGAACGGACGGTTAGGTTCAAGGACTGCGCCTTCTGCAAGCTGTGGAACTGTCTCGTCAGTGTATCCGTGATCCTTTAAGTACTGCTGGTACTCAGGCTCGTCAACTCTTGTTACCCAGGAAGAACCGTTTCCCATATCTACGAAACGCCAGCCTTCTTTTCGCTTTTCTTCCTTCTGAGCGTCAATCTTTGCCTGTGTTTCCTTGATGCGTTCCTGCTCCTTCTTGTTCTCGATGAGCTCACCGATACCGGACACGATGGTCGAGAGTGAATCTTTCAAGGTCGATAATTTATTTCCTGCCCAGTCGAAGAAGTCTCCCAGAGCTGCCTTCGGATCATCAATGAAATTGACTATTCCGTGGAATGCATCGCCTATCAGTGAGGTTGCCTCACCCACTACACCGCCCAAGAGGTCGAATGCTTCCGAGAAGTCTCCGAAGAGGAAGCTGGCAACGCTGCCAAGTCCTCCGAGAAGTCCGCCGTCTCCGAGTGAGCTTGTTACTCCCTCAACTCCGGATGTAATGTCTCCGAACAGGAAGTTCACGAAGTCCATTATAGGCGAGAGTATGAGGTTTATGAGGTCGAGTATAGGTTTCAGTATTCCATTCAGGATCTCGAGTACCGGGTTCAATATCTGTAATGCGGTAGTTAAAGGTGTTAAAAGTGTGACTATTGTATTCAGCACCGGTGCAAGGATGGCACTGATCAGCTCCACGATGGGTGTGAGGATAGCTGCTATCGTCTCAATGATGGGAGTGAGCCCCTGGATGAGTGTAGTGATAGGCGGCAGCAGGTTCTCCACAAGTTTCAGAAGAGGATCTATGATCGACAGTGCCAGGTCGAGCAGAGTGGATACGAGAGGCCATACTGCGTCAAGTATCGGTATGATCGCTCCTAAGAGGTCTGCTATGAGTGGCATGACACGTTCTGCTATCTGTCCGAGTATCGGTGCTATTTTCTGTAAAATATCGGCTATTATCGGCAGGACTGCCTCAACTATCTGCGTGAATATTGGCAGCAGTGCCTCTAATACATCAAAAATTATCGGTAAAATGGCATCGGCCACGTCAAACAGTACCGGCATTATCCTGTCGAACATTTCCGTGAGGATAGGAGAGAGCCTGTCGAAGAGTGCCTGTACCTTTGGCATATATGTCAGAAGCAGATCAGCAAACTTCTGTACTATCGGCATCAGTGAAGCTCCCAGCTTCGTGACTATTGCTCCGAATGCGTTCTTTAAGTTGCTTAACGTGTCATTCAGTGCAGCTCCGGCCTTGACATTTTCCTCTGACATTACAAGGCCGAGGTCGTGAGCTTCCTGTTTCATTGCCGACATCTCTTCAGCTGATGCGTTCAGCATCGGAGTCATCTTGTAGGCAACGCCCTCACCAAAAAGCTCTGCTGCCTTTGCAGCTCTTTCCTCAGCTGTTTCGAGTGCATATATCTCAGCCATTGCCTGATCAAAAGACATATCTCCGTCCAGCTTCTTCGCAGCTGTTTCCAATGTTGACATTTCTACACCGGATAATTCCGCAGCATGAGCGAACTCCTGGTACTGTTCAGCCGATATCTGCATCCTCTGGCTTGCCTTGTCGATAGTATCCATCGTGGATGCGGTCTCGCTGGCAAGTTTGGTTATGGATCCGACTGCTGCGGTTCCTGCGCCCACTACGGCGGCACCGAACTTCGCCACCTTCTTTGCTCCGCCTGCGAATGACTTTGCGAGGGATTCTGCTTTTGATTCAGTTTTTGTTATAGATTCATCGGCCTTGCTGTTATCGACCATTATCGTGCCGAAAAGCTCAAAAATAGATGTTGCCATATCTTACCTCACAAAATTCTCATTGTACATCTTAGCGGTTGCCGTCAGGATCTCCGCAGCTGTTCGTTTCGGCTGCTTTGTTTTCTGCTGTGATCTCTTGAAGTCCTCAAACGTCATAAACGTCTCCTCGGTCATTTTCGGATACAGCTGGCAGTACAGGATCCAGTATCTCTCGTCTCGGTACTGCCGGTATGCTTCTTTGAGGAGCGCAGCTCCGTCCTCTATGCCGAGCGTCAGGGCTTCAATTCCGTAGTTCTTTATGTAAAAACTCAGGTCTTTTTCTGGAGCAGTTTCCAGACATTTGTAAAAAAATCGGACCACTGCTCATGTCCTTCGTCGTTTGTTAGCCTGTTTATGATTATCATGGGATCGCCTTCCTCAATATCCTTGACATCACACTCCAGAACATCCGCAAGGAACTTGTATATTTCCTGTTCGACCTTCTCATCGGATACGCCTGCCATTATTCCCAGGGCGAAGTCTATTCCGAGGCTCAGCTTGTCGCCTGAATCTGACTCGGAGACTATCCTTTCAAGGTCTTTCTTGATCCCTGCCTTTGTGATTATCCTAGACATCGTGAAAACGTCCTTAAACATAAGATTACGCATAATTAAACCCCTTTCTGCAAAACATCCGGGCAGAATATGACCTGCCATATCGTGCCCGGATGGAATTTTTAAGCTGTTACTGTTACGTCAACAACAGTTGAATTGCCTGCTGCGTCAGTGATCGTTACCTTACACTCACCAGCTGCTACGCCGCTGATGGTCACTGTACCGGATGATACCGATACGGTTGCCTTTGCGGTATTGCTTGATACTGCTGTGATAGATGTCTGATAGCCGGTAACTGTGACTGTCGCAGTGCTGTTCTTTGCTACGCTGACATTGTAGTTTGATGCCTGAATGATATCAGGTGAATAAATCTCAAACGGAACTGTTCCGAGTGTTGCCACGCTATATCTTCCCTCAAATGTGCAGGGAACCTTGCTCTCATCGTTGTTCTTCACTGCGATATTGAGCTCGCCGTTGCCGATTGCGTTCTTCACGATCAGAACGATGGGACTGTTTGTTCCGGACATCGAGCCTACGAATGCGATATTTGTGAAATAATCGCTGCTCTGGAAGTCTGTGTTTCCCTGAATCTTGGTATATCCGCCCGCAGTGGTCTTTGATGCTGCACCGAGAGCTGCGCATATTGTATCAGGTGATACCTCGATGAAATTGGTCTGGAGCGAGATATCCCAGCTGTCGATCTCGTCAAGGTCTGTCACCTTGCCGGAGATACCGTCAACCTCGATGTTCCTGACGTTTGCCTTTGCAACGAAGGTAGAGCCGCCCTGTGTAGCTCCGAGACACTTTCCGGCTGCGATTGCGCTCTCAAAAGTATCTGTTCCCTGTACCCAGTTCTTGAAGATGGCACCTTCGCCCAGCATGAACTTCTGCTTTGTGACCTGTGTGAGTCCGCTTCTGTTTCTATGCATTTTCTTCTCCTTTCTAACTCTGATATATGCAGTCTATTGATAAATTAATGTGCTTAATGTCCTTGTTCTCATCGATGACGTTCTTCATATCGTTGTTTGACGTGAAGCTGGCTATGTAGTACGGCTCCGAGAATATGGCACTGTCAAAAAGGTCCTCGATATCGTCAGCCATCTCCTGAAGTGCCATTTCCTGCTCCCTGGTTCCCCAGAGGTCAAGTTCCAGCACCATGCGCCTCTCCATGTACGGCCTCAGATCATAAACGACATACGGATACGTCTTTTTTTCCTTAGCCTCACGGAAATAAACATTGTCACATTTTGTCAGAAGCTGAGTGCGGACATCCTTTGAAAAAACCATCG